ACTTCTGCCAATTTCTTGGCATACGGTAACAATCTTAATGTTGTTCGTGCGGTAGGTTCTACATCCAGAAACGCAACAGGTTCAACAACAGTACTTATCAAAAACAAAGCCGCATATGAAGCCACTTATTTAAATCAAAATAACAGTGGAACATATGGTGCATTTGCGGCAAGATACCCAGGTGCATTAGGAAGTTCATTAAAAGTTGCAGTTTGTGACAACGCAACAGATTTTGCATCTTGGACATATAAATCATATTTCACTGCGGCACCAGGAACATCTGCACAAGCTACGGCAGCAGGTGGTCAGGACGATGAATTGCACGTAGTTGTTATTGACGGTAATGGTTTATTCACAGGACAAACTGGTACAGTTCTAGAAACATATGCATTCTTGTCTAAAGCGAATGATGCTGTTATCAACGGTGTTTCAAACTACTGGAAACAAGTTATTGCAAACAACTCAAAGTATGTTTACGCAATGGATCCACCAGACTATGCATCTCAAGTTGGTACATGGGGTCTGTCTTCTGCAACCAACTTCACAAGCCTACCAGCAGCCGAATTGATTCAATTAGCTGGTGGTATTGATGCTGCACCAACAGAGGGCAACCTACAATCTGGTTGGGACCTGTTCAATAACAAAGAAACTACAGATATTTCATTGTTAGTTACAGGCAATGCATCTTCAAACGTACAAAATTATGTAATCACAACAATTGCAGCATCTAGAGCTGACTGTGTTGCGTTCATTTCGCCTCCATATGCTGCTGTTGTTAACAATGCAGGCAGCGAAACAACTTCAATTGCAAGTTGGTTGAGTGGTTTAGGAACAACTTCTACGTATGCGGTTGCAGATTCTGGTTGGAAATACCAATACGACAAGTATAACAATACATACCGTTGGGTTCCTCTGAATGGTGACATTGCGGGTCTGTGTGTATATACAGATACCACAAGAGACCCATGGTTCTCACCAGCTGGTCTAAATCGTGGTCAAGTTAAGAACGCAATCAAGCTTGCATGGAGTCCAAATAAGACACAAAGAGATACCATCTACGCAGCAGGTGTTAACCCAGTTGTTTCCTTCCCAGGACAAGGTATTGTTCTGTTCGGTGACAAGACATTAACATCTAAGCCATCTGCATTCGACAGAATCAACGTTCGTAGATTGTTCTTGGTACTTGAGAAAGCAATTGCAACCTCTGCAAAGTATTCATTGTTCGAACAGAACGACGAATTTACAAGAGCACAATTCATTTCATCAATAACTCCATTCTTGCGTGACATTCAAGGTCGTCGTGGAATCACAGACTTCAAGGTTGTTTGTGACACTACAAACAATACACCTCAGGTTATTGATTCTAATCAGTTTGTTGGTGACATTTATATCAAGCCTTCTCGTTCTATCAACTTTATCCAATTGAACTTTGTTGCGGTTGGTACAGGTATTGACTTCGATACTATTGTTGGTGTGGCTTAATAAATAAAACCATAACAGGAGAATACAATGGCATTTAATGTATCAGAATTTAGAGCGAATATGATTGGGGACGGTGCACGTCCTAATCTGTTCCAGGTTTCTCTAACGATACCAACATTAGTTTCAAACAGTGTAGCTGCTAGTCAAAAGGCAGTGTTCATGGCAAAAGCCGCACAACTTCCTGGTTCATCAATTGGTATGGTTTCTGTACCATATTTTGGACGTGAAATGAAGTTTGCTGGTAACAGAACATTTGCTGACTGGTCAATTACAATTATCAACGATGAAGATTTTACAATTCGTAGAGCTATCGAAAACTGGATGGATGTGATTAACAGCCATTCACAAAACGTAAGAAACTCTAACGCAGTAGGACCTTCTACATATACCGCTGATGCTGAAGTTATCCAGTATGGTAAAGCTGGAAACGAATTGAAGCGTTATAAATTTGTTGGTATGTTCCCACAAGATATTGCACCAATTGACTTGGATTGGGGTTCAAATGACACAATCGAAGAATTTGCGGTGACATTTGCATATCAGTACTGGGAAACAGATTCAACATCTTGATTTTTTAAAGGGAGGCTTCGGCCTCCCACTTATGTTTTATTGATTTTATTATTTTTTAAAAGAAACCATGGCACCTCCAAATAAATTTTCGTTGTTCGGTTTTACAATTTCCCGTGACAAACAGGATGTAGAACAGAATACACAACAATCATTTACGCCTCCTTCACAGGAAGACGGCGCATTAACTATTACATCTGCTGCATACTATGGTACGTATGTTGACCTAGACGGCACAGCTAAAAATGAAATTGAATTAATTTCTCGTTACAGAGAAATGGCGATGCAACCTGAAATTGAATCTGCAATAGATGATATAGTTAATGAAGCCATCACACAAGATGACGATGGTACAACAATCAATATCGTTTTAGATAAACTGCAACAACCGGAAAAAATTAAAAATGCCATTAAGGCAGAGTTCCAAACCATTCTGCGTTTGATGAACTATAACAATATGGCACAAGATATTTTCCGTAGATACTATGTCGATGGTCGTCTGTACTATCATGTGATTATTGACCGTGAAGCCCCACAAGAAGGCATTAAAGAACTTCGTTATGTGGATCCTAGAAGATTGCGTAAGGTTCGTGAAATCAAAAAACAAAAAGATGAACGTACCGGCGCAGAAATTATGCAAACTGTAAATGAATACTACATCTACAATGACAAGGTTGTTACTGGTTCTTCTTCTAATTTTGGTCCTGTTGGGGTTAGGATTACTACCGACTCTGTTCTTTCTATCGTGTCTGGCCTTATGGACAGCCGCAGAGCAGTAGTTCTATCTTACCTACACAAGGCAATCAAACCATTAAACCAGTTGCGTATGATTGAGGATGCGACAGTTATCTATCGTATCTCAAGAGCACCTGAACGCCGTATTTTCTACATTGACGTTGGTAACCTACCAAAACTAAAGGCAGAACAATATCTGCGTGATATTATGGTCAAGTACAAGAACAAACTGGTGTACGATGCAAACACTGGTGAAGTACGTGATGACCGTAAGTATATGTCTATGCTGGAAGATTTCTGGTTACCACGCCGTGAGGGTGGTAAAGGTACAGAAATCACCACACTACCAGGTGGACAGAACCTGGGTGAACTGGAAGACGTTAAGTATTTCGAAAAGAAACTATACAAGTCTTTGAACGTTCCAATCTCCAGACTTGAACCAAACCAAGGATTCTCTATCGGTCGTGTGGCAGAAGTTACAAGAGATGAATTGAAGTTCTCCAAGTTTGTTGACAGACTACGCAACAAGTTCTCGGAAGTCTTTGACCATGCATTGCGTGTACAGTGTGTGTTAAAAGGTATTTGTACCGCAGAAGAATGGGATACATTCAAAGAAAGCATCTATTACGATTTCATCAAAGATAACAACTTCACAGAGTTGAAGGATGCAGAATTGATGAAGGAAAGATTATCACTTCTTGGTGCAATCGACCCTTATGTTGGTGCGTATTACTCTCGTGCATGGGTTCTCAGAAATGTCCTACGCATGAACGATGATGAAATTGAGGAAATGGAATCCGAAATTGAATCAGAAAAAGAACAGGGTATTGGACTGCCAACAGAGGTTACCACATCAGTTGCACAACAACAAATGATGGGTCAGGTTGATGCAGAGAACCAAGTCGCACTTGCAAAAGCAATGCCACAACCACCAGCAAACGGTGCTGCGAAACCTACAACAAACAATAAAACAACTCAGGCGCAACCAAAATCAAAACCGGCAAATAAATCTACGGCAGATTTGACTTTGGAGAATGGTACTTTTACCAGATTGAAGCGAATACTATAAATATTTTATTAGGAGAAAATTATGGATCCAAGACAAATTGTAGACTATGCTGATAACGATGAAGCCAAAGAAATGCGTGATGCATTCTATGCTGCTCTACAAGATAGAGTTATGGCTCACATCGAAGATAAGAAGATGGAAATTGCAAAAACTATGTTCAACCAACAGCATGACCCAATGGCAACAGCTGTAGATGAACCTGTTACTCCTGAAGAAGCAACTGAAGAATTACCATCAGAATAATAGGAATAAAAAATGGCAAATAGTTATTCATATCAAGTTCTAAAAGATGACACACAACACGTTGTCATCAAACTTACCGGAAAGTTCGACGGTTCTGACCAAGAAGATAACATCTATAGAATTCAGGCAAACACATTTTATGGTGCGTTGGATGCAAACAATGTACCCTTGCGTTCCGCATTAAGTGTTTCTAACACAGCAAAACCATACTATGGATTGACAGTAAACCGTTTATGGTATGATACAGATACATCTTCAGGTTCTGTGGAACTATACTGGTCAAACACAGCCAGCAGCACTGCTGAAGATGGTGTACCATTGTTCTTTATGCAGGGTAATGGAGAATTCGACGGTAACGGAAACTGGAATACAATTCAAAATCCAACCGTAGGACCTAACAACAACGGTGATATTGCAATTCACACAAGAGGTCAAGTTGCAAATGCATCATACACAATTATCTTAGAATTGCGTAAAGACAATGCACACTATCAGCGTGGTCAGTTTAACGATCCTGCTGCATTTAATTATGGTCAATATGCTATCCGTCCATAAGGAAACAACATGAAACTTATTACCGAATTAACAGAAGAGGTCAAATACCTTACAGAAGAAAAAGATGGTAGAAAAACTCTATACATCGAAGGACCTTTTCTAGTTTCTGAAGCAGTCAATCGTAACGGCAGAAAATACATGCGTGAAACCATGGAAAAAGAAGTACGCCGTTATACAGAAGAATACATTAACAAAAATCGTGCCTTTGGTGAACTAGGACATCCTGACACCCCAAGCATCAACCTTGACCGTGTATCTCACTTAAACGTGGGTCTACGCCAAGAAGGTAATGTTTGGATAGGCAAAGCTAAAATTCTTGACACACCTATGGGTAACATTGCAAGAAGCCTTATTGAAGGTGGTGCTCAACTAGGAGTATCATCTAGAGGTATGGGTTCTCTGAAAGCCATAAACGGTGTTAACGTAGTTCAAGATGACTTTCATCTAGCCACAGCGGCAGATATTGTAGCTGATCCTTCTGCACCTGGTGCTTTCGTACAAGGTATTATGGAAGGTAAAGAATGGATGTTGGTAGACGGTATTTGGACAGAAGTTCAATATGAGGCGGCCAAGAAACAAATCAAAGAAGCCTCAATGAAAGATATTGAAAAAGTAAGTCTGAAAATATTCGAAAACTTCATCAAAAATCTTTAATTATAAATATCCAATATAAAAATCAAGGAGATTCTCAACATGGGAAAAAATAATCTAGCTGATGCCGCTAAAGCAGTTCTGATGAATGAAGGCGCTAAGGAAACTTTTGATGCTAACATTTCAGCAAAGCGTAGTGGTCAAGACGGTTCACAAAAGTTACCTACATCTGTTGCATACGGCACAAAAGATGCTGGTGAAGTTGCTGGTGTTGTTGACAAAAAAGACGACCAAGCTGGTGACTACACAAAAGGCGTACCTACAGCAGCAGCTCCAGGCGCAACACCACCTGTTGGTTCTGAGCCAGCTAAGAAGTTAGCCACTCAGCCACAAGAAACACAAGGCGCAGAGAACGCAGTTGCACAAGCAGAACCAACATCTTACGAAAATATTCGTGACCGTGTTAAGGCAAAACTTGCACAACAAACATTCCAGTCCAATCCTGGTGCCACATTCCAATCTTATGGTGAAGAAACCGAATCTTCTGAAGAAGTAGTTGCAGAAGAAAAAGAAAAAGAAGGTGAACACGAGGACGAAGCACAAGACAAAGCACTCATCAAGAAAATGATGAAGAAAGAAAAAATGAAAGAAGAAATGCAGTCTGACGTTGACGCTCTTCTTTCTGGTGAAAATCTTTCAGAAGATTTCAAAGAAAAGGCTACCACAATTTTCGAAGCAGCAGTTGTTGCAAGAACATCTGCATTGATGGAAGAAATTGAAGAAGCATTGGTAGAAGAATTTGAACTTGCCGTTGAAGAAGTCAAGAATGAATTGGCACAGAAACTAGATGATTACATCGGTTATATGGCTGAAGAATGGATGAAAGAGAACCAATTGGCAATCGAAAAAGGTCTACGTGCTGAAATCGTTGAAGAATTCATCACTGGTCTAAAAGGACTATTCGAAGAACATTACATCGACATTCCAGAAGAAAAAGTAGACGTTGTTGAAGAATTGACAACAAAGGTCGAAGAACTGGAAGCACAAATCAATGAGCAAATTCAATCTAATGTTGAGTTGCACAAAGAACTAAACGAACACAAAAAGAATGAGGCTGTACATGCAGTATGTGAAGGCCTAACGCAGACACAGGTAGAAAAGATGAAACAACTCGCAGAGAGTGTGGAGTTCACTACCGATGAAGAATTTGCAGACAAACTAGTAACTCTGAGAACATCTTATTTCACAGAGGCTGTTAAATCTGCTGACAGTTCTGCATTGAACGAGGAAGTAATCGTTGAGGAAGACAAGAAGCCATCTACTTCTGTTGACCCAATTATTGCTGCCGTAGCATCTACACTTTCAAAATCCACGGTAAAATAAATAAAATACCGTTTTAGAAACTAACAAGGAGAAATAAAACATGTTTCTATCTGAAGAACTACAACAAAAATGGCAACCTGTTCTGGAGCACCCAGAACTAGAATCCATTAAGGATCCATATAAGAAGGCAGTTACTGCTGTTATTCTTGAAAACCAACAGCGTGAAATGACAGCTGCTGCACAGCAGTTGAATGAAACCACATATTCTGCTGCACCTACAAACGTTACTGGCGCTGGTGTACAAAACTTCGACCCAATCTTAATCAGCTTGGTTCGTCGTGCTCTGCCTAACCTGATTGCTTATGACGTTGCTGGTGTTCAGCCAATGACTGGACCTACAGGTCTTATCTTCGCAATGCGTGCTAAGTACAATGCACAAGGAACCGCAGGTTCTGGTGATGCAAACGAAGCATTCTTCAACGAAGCTAACACAATCTTCTCAGGTCTAAGCTCTGGTGCAGGTGGTTCATTCGGTTTTGCTGGTAACAACACAACTGACGTTTCTACAAGCGCAGTTCGTGACTTAACAGCTAACGCATTCACAACTGGTGTTGGTATGTCAACAGCAACTGCTGAAGGTCTTGGTGCAGATACCTCTACAGGTATGTTCAACCAAATGGCATTTAGCATCGAAAAGGTTACTGTTACCGCTAAGAGCCGTGCATTGAAGGCTGAATACTCTCTAGAACTTGCACAAGACTTGAAGGCAATTCATGGTCTTGATGCTGAAACAGAATTGTCTAACATTCTGTCTACAGAGATTCTTGCTGAAATCAACCGTGAAGTTATCCGTACTATCTACACTGTTGCTGTTCCTGGCGCACAGTATGGTACTACAACTGCTGGTACATTCGACTTAGACACTGACTCTAACGGTCGTTGGTCTGTTGAACGTTTCAAGGGTCTGATTTTCCAAATCGAACGTGATGCTAACGTTATCGCTAAGCAGACTCGTAGAGGAAAAGGTAACGTTCTGATTGTTTCATCAGACGTTGCATCCGCAATGGCTATGGCTGGTGTTCTACAGTACACACCTGCTCTAAGCGCTGACCTACAAGTTGACGATACAGGCAATACATTTGCTGGTATGTTGCACGGTCGTATCAAGGTCTATATCGACCCATACTTCGGTGGATACACTTCTAACCAAGAATTGGTAACAATCGGTTATAAGGGTTCTTCACCATACGATGCTGGTCTGTTCTACTGCCCATACGTTCCTCTACAAATGGTTCGTGCAGTTGACCAGTACACCTTCCAACCAAAAATCGGATTCAAGACTCGTTACGGAATGGTTGCAAACCCATTTGCTGAGGGTACCGATGTTGGTCAGGGTCGTCTGTCAGCTCGTGCTAACAAGTATTACAGAATTTTCCAAGTGAAAAACCTAATGTGATTTTATTCACGAAAAACCACCACTCTTAGTGGTGGTTTTTCGTGAATAAAATCACATTAGGTTTTTCACTTGGAAAATTCTGTAATACTTGTTAGCACGAGCTGACAGACGACCCTGAC